ATAATGTAGTGGTTGCCAGACCATCTACATTGTATCATGAGAGGTTCTTTTTTTACTTTAAGAAATTTTACTTACCCCCAGTTGAACTGGGGGTTTAATCATGCCTATTCGGCGCCAATGAAAAAAAGGGTCTGTCGCACGTGCGACAGACCCTTTTAAGTGGTTAGCAGCTAGTGGCTAGCGGATGGTCTTTAATTTAAAAGCCCTCGCTTCAAACATCAAACTTCAAGCAGGGATACACCCACATGTGCATGACAGCCGAAACAGCCACGTGCCCCTGCCCCTTACGCGACTTTCAATCCGGCACGGTGCAAGGCCATGACAATCGGCGTGATGATCAGGCCCGATACGATGGCTTCCGGGATGCCATTGACGGCCGTGATGCCCAGCATGATGTTGATGACGTTCATGAAGGGGATGCCCTGTGCTTCGGCATAAGGGACGCCGACGATGGCCGTAAAGGAGCCCAGGAAGAGGATCGTGTGACAGACCGTCGTCAAGACCGCCGTGACGGCGATGCGCCATACTTCGCGGATTTTCAGATGACGGTACAATTCAAAGGCGATGACGCCGATCAGGATACGCGGTACGATACAGATGAAAGCGTCAGCAACGACGTTATACTGTACAGCAAACAACAGCAACGCGCTCGGTGCCTGCAAGGACCGGATAAAGGAAAAGATACCGAACATGAAGCCGACGATCATGCCGACCTTGCGGCCTGCCGTCAGGCTGCCGATGATAGTCGGGATGTGAAGGATCGTCGCGTTCATGATGACCAGCGGGATGAAACCATAGCCCGTAAGGCCTAAAAAAATCGTAATCGCCGATAAGAAACCGGCAACCGTTAACTGACGAATCGACAAAAAAGTGCGTCGTGCCGGCATGACGCCAGCAACATTCTGTTTTTCCATGTTTTTCCTCCGTTCTTGCTCTTTCGCAAGATACAAGTCGCAATACGATTAAAGACGCAAAAACACGGCCGGTCCGCGCCAGTATCCGCCCGTTTCCGGTACCAACCCGGCGCTTTAAAAGAACCTGCCTTATGTGTCACGCGTAGTATATCATACTTGAAGGGGTCTTGCCAATAGCAATTGGGAATATTGTGAATCTTTACACAAGCATAATGGAGGATAAAGGCCTTCGGCCGCAGTTGGCAGTTCGCAGACCGCAGTTGGCAAAGAAACACGGTCCAGCAAGAACGGGCTGTGGATTTTTCTCCAGCAGGCTCGCCCTCTATCATGAATCAAATTTCAAACATGAAAAAGAAAGGGACTGTACGCGATAGCACAAAGCTTCATGCGACAGTCCCTTTTGGTGCGAGTGGAGGGACTTGAACCCTCACGCCGTGAGGCGCCAGATCCTAAGTCTCAACTATCTTTGCTAAAAACGGCTTAGTTATGCGGTTTGGCTAGTTCCTTGACAACGTTATAGCATTAATAAACTGCATTAAACCGTACTAAAGTGATGCTTGCGGGGTCAAAAATGGGGTCAGATTTTTTTGACTGGAAGACTAATGTGGTATAGGAATTGGCGTTCACTTGCAATGGAATGGGCGCCATTTTTCTTTATTTCCCTGGCTCTGGCCCGTAAAGTCGCTCCATTCCCGCACGAGTTACGAGCCAAATCCGCCCGGCTTTTCTGGCCTCTGTCAGCAAAAATCTTGGCTTAGCTTTAGCATAGTCACTGCAAGCCTGCCGTACTATTCGTTGCGGTACTCTTGTTCAGTACAAATTTCACTGCCCAGATAGCTCCATTAATGGCCAACGGTAAGACAATACGGTCTCGGAGCATACTCCATCCTGTTTCCGATTTACTCTGTTCCTGAATTTGTGTCGTGAATTTGTCGGCAACAGCTTCGACGGCCGGGATGGCATTCGTTACGATGTTTTGTGTCAACTCATTCTTCATATCTTCTGTGACAACATCTACGTTCAAAGCTTCTACAACACTGTCTCTAATATCGTTCCATTTACTCATTGTTCATTCCTCCATATATTAATGATTTTAATTAAAAAATAGATTGCACATAGTCAGTTACACCGCGTGCAATTGCTCGAGCAATGTCATCCCAATGTTGTACCAGCAACAGCATATCGTCATCATTGTCAATAAAAGCTGTTTCAACCAACACTGCCGGCATATCTGTATATCGTAACACCAGCAATTCTGGCATTTCTTTTACTCCCCTATCAACGGTGTCAATGCTGTCAATGAGTTGGGATTGAATGAACCGAGCTAACCCTCCTCCATTGCCCGTCTGGCTGTAGCATTCTGTTTCTGTCCCACGGGCATTGCCGCTCGATGCATTGCAGTGGATAGATACAAAAACATCTGCTCCCCATTCGTTAGCAGTTTCAGTAACAGTCATACCTTGGCGATCATCATAGTCGCTACGCCCTGCCGGCGTCGGTGCTAAATTGTCGCTTTGCATTAAATAGCATTCACAGCCAGCCACTTCAAGATATTTTTGCACAGCAGTACCGATTTTCAGTGCTACATCACATTCGCGTAAATCTACATTTACATTCGTGTCATAATGCACCGCACCACTATCATACTTAATATCATGGCCCGGATTGATAAATACCTTCATTTCTGTACCGTCCTTTCATTTTTATCTGTTAATTGCTCTAAGGTTGCTCTTAATTTCCCCGGGATTGGTAATCCCGCTTTCGCTGCATTTTCCACGATTGACAACCCTTCATTACCTAAGAAGAACCATACCACCAATGATTGTATAGCCGGCTGGCCCGTGGCACGGTCCAGCTCGTGAGCTAGTGCTACTAGTAGCAGAATGACGATTTTTTTGCAGATTCCCTTAAAGCCTTTTTGACTATTCAATGCCAAATTAGGGTTAATATAGGCTGCCAAGATTCCCGTCACGTAGTCGATGGCCATGGCTACCAGCAACGCTTCAATTACGTCATTCCAGCCGATGAGATACGAAAACGCCGTACCAACACATGACACTATGGCTCCCCATCCCATAGCGCCCCCGCCTGGAACCATCTCGCGAAAAAAAGTTATGATTGATTCCAATTACGTGCCCCCGTTCTGCGTGGTTGTCTCAGTTGTTGTGGTCTGCTTGTCAGCGGCTTCGGCGGCGGACATAACGTCTAAAATGGCATTATGAGGGCATTCGTCCCACGGACAGCGGCCATCATCGTTCAAAAGGTTCCCACAGTATTCGCAAAATTCCATGATTTAACCCTCCTATGCGTTTTTAATCTCAGCCGCCATATTGGCGAGTGTATTTTTATACTGGCTGTCAATTTTCGAGGTATCAGCGCCCAGCATAGCCGCTTTTACCCTTGCTTCTACAAGGGTTTCCAAAGTCGTCTGGTACTTCGCTTTAATCGTAGCAATAGCAGACGCTTTCTTTTCTGCGGCTGTTGGCTCCGGTGCAATATATGCGGTCGGTTTACCATCTGCACCTCGCACATATTCGCCAGTCAGGTACTGATTATAATCTGCTGCGGAAACGACATCTACAACAGCCGCATCCGTAAATAAGGTCTTGGCCTTTTCTTTCAAGGCAGCTAACTTCTCTACGTTTTTGTCTTTGTTCGGGTCAAAGTCACAGATAATCGACCCCACACGTTTGCCGGCTGTATCAAATCCAGAAACGTAATAATCAACATTCGTACCGTTCATTCATTAATCCTCCTGTAGTAAAATAGCCTCTATGAAGGAGGCCTTTATTATGCGTAAACCAAATGGATATGGCTGCATCAAACGGTTGTCCGGAAACCGGAGGAGGCCGTTTGTTTTTGTAATATCGGAAAATGGCAAGCAAAAGCCTGTTGAATACTTTACCAACCAGATTGACGCTGAAATCTTTCAGGCTGACTACAACAAGACTCATAACCATCGCTCCCTTCCTGGGTATCAAATCACATTGGAAGAACTGTACCATCGGTGGCTGCCAGCACATAAGGCAGATACCGCGCCATCAAAATCGACACTGTGCAGCTATGAAAATTCATTCAAGCATCTATCATCCCTGCACCAGGAACCGTTTGCCAGTCTGAAATACATGGACTATCAAAGAATCATAGATGGCATGAGAAAAAGCGGGCTGTCGTACAGCTCGCTTAAAAAAGTGCGATCACTTATTTCTTTACTATCTCAGTATGCTAGCAAGATTGAGCTGACCAATAAGAACTATGCTCCGCTCTTATCCATCGGAAAGAACAAGCAGGTCCGGCCACATAAACCGTTTAGCCGGCAGAAGATAAACCGTTTATGGAAAACCGCTTGCAATGACAACGTTGATACTGTGCTGATATTGCTTTATACGGGTATGAGAGTCGGAGAACTTCTCCATCTCCATAAGTCAGACGTCAACATCCGGCAGCGTTTCATCCGGATCACCAGGAGCAAAACCGTTTCCGGTATCCGGGTTATTCCCATCCATCCCAGAATCCTTCCATTGATAATTGCCAGGATGGATTCTCCCGGAACCACTCTTCTGAGTGACACCAACGGGAATCCATATGACTACAGTCGCTATTGCATCATCTGGCGCTCAGTCATGCAGCTCATCAACGCTACCGGCCATACAACACACGATTGCAGGCATACTGTCACAACCCTGCTTGACAATGCCGGAGCGAACGAAACAGCTAAGCGCCGCATCCTCGGCCATGCCGGCGGCGACATCACAGAGCGTGTCTACACTCACAAAGGGCTGCGACAGCTCCGTAAGTGCATCGAGTTGCTCAAATGATTTGTTACTAGTGCGATACTATACGAGCCGCATACAGATGCATAAAATACGTCTGCTACGCGGCTCTTTTACTGTTACTATTGATACTTTAAAAATCGGTAAATCTGCATCCTCTCATGATTTTATTGGATGCGGAATACCGATGATACGGTTAATACTCTATTTCTCATTTAGTTGAAACATATTGATAATTATGGAGCTTGCATCCGATTTAGATGCTCGTCCAGCTCTTTATATAACTGGTCGATGACAGCATCACTGAAAACGACTCCATAGCTTTCGGCCACAACTTTCATCGTGTAAATTGTGTCATTTACGGCACCCGCTACGACACTTGGACGTTTTTTCTCGTCGTCAGTTCCAAGCATGAGGTATACGGATTTGTCGCGTTCGGTCATTTCATTTATCTCCTTTCAACAGTGGCGAACGTAAACGTCGAATTGTTTGATACCACAGAGTAATAGACGTGATCAGTATACCCCCGTACCCAGTGGCCGCTTGGTGCGCGCTCTGCCAAGCCGTCCGTCACCAGACCGGCTACAGTAAACACATGGCTAAACGTCAAGGGCAAGCTTAAAGAGCCCGAGTTGATGATGTAGGGCTTGACGCTAATATCAATGTTTACCCACTGTCTATTGGAAAATGCCGATAACATAGCCGTTTATGTTTTTGGCCGTTGAGTGCAGCGTTTTGCCATTGTATGACGGCCACATGTCGTAGTTGTCATCTCCCCCATGAACGGATACGACAGACATTAGCTCAGCGGTTAGAGGCCAGGGAATGGGTACTGAATATTGGCTTCCCATAGGCACATCTACCCACTGTAGAGGCCATAGTGATTTAGCTGAAGAACAATGGGTGTATCCTCCGCTCACACCGCCAACAGAATTGCTATGCGCAGTTGCAATACATGAAACAACAACAAATACTACAACTAAATTAGCAAATGAGCTCGGGACTGTTAGATTTAAAATACACAACGATTTTTCTAGTGGAAATGATGGGACAAATAAAGCACGATGCATTATTGTTTGCCGATAGCAATCCACCCATATCCGTACGGAACTGTATTTGCACCAAATGTTAATGATGTAGCCGTCGAATCAATGTAGCATAAGTAGCATGCGTTACTTGCTTTAGTCGATATATCATACGGAATGGCGCATATAACAGTCATTGTGATATTTAGCTTAACATCAAAACTAGTTTTAGTCCCTTCTGCCGCATTTCCCCACTGTCTAATCCCCAATGATAAAGTAGCAGGCGGTTAATGATTGAGCTTGATGACTGCTTGCTATTTTTACAGTCATGGTTCCTTGTGCTAAATTACTGCACTCTGCTTTTTCATCCACAACGTTCTCAGCATCAGTCAAAATGTTGGCAACCGCAAATAAACTTGAGTTTTTAAAACTGACGGGCAGGGTTGTGTAAACTTGTACTTCGTATCCGTGTGAGCCATCCCAATCGAATCTATCATTAGGCTTCCCCGATACTCTTCCCCACTGTCTAATGCCCTATCGCAATGCACTTCGGAGAGCTCACGGTATTGGAGCCGTTAAGCCGAAACTGTACCGTGCTCGTGGTTGTTTGTCCGTCATTCCAGATAATACAGCTATCCGTAGTATCTGTTATATAGCCGCATATATTCGCAACACAAATAAACACACCATTAGGAAATGCAATAGGGAAAGAAGCGGTTCGATATGGCGCGTTTCCTGCAGCTGCATATACCCACTGTATAATTAGTCCACCGAACAGCGAGCCGAAGCAGATATACCCATTCTGTCCCATGCTATATTTGACCCCGGTCGCGGTCAGCACTTTTTTAATCATCGTAGCAAGTAGGCTATCCGATGTCAGTGTATTGACGAGTCCGCCAAGTGCCGTGCTGGCAAGTGTGTTGACAATGCCCTGGCTCCAGTCCGTAATGCAGGCTGATTCTGTTTCCGGGTGCATGATTTTAAATGCGTTGTCATTTTTTTTGAATACGTGCAGAATAGATTTAATGATATCCATAACAGGTTCCTCCTTTAGTCTTTAGGTTCAATCCACACCGAGCATGCTTCTGTCGGCTGGGTATCGCTCATCACGACATCTTGAATATCGACGGGCTCCATTGTGCCCGACCCCTTTTCTTCTACCAGCATGCCAGCCAGATGGGTAACGGCGTTATAAACGCCGTCGCTCGTTACTGGATTAGTACTGCCTGATTTAGGTACTGTATCAAATGTCAGCTTATTTTCCTTCGCTGACAATGCAGATTCTACGTCCGTCTTTTTTGCAAAGGTACTGCTTAATTTAGACATAAATGTTCTTAGCTGATTTAGCTGTACAAGACTCATATGCTACTCTCCATAATCATCAATCATCAGTAAAAAGTGCGAGGATATCGGCGTCAGTTGCCATCGGATAGTCAGCTGTCTTCATGTACGTATTAGCGACATCTGACGACTTTGCATACGCGGATAAGTCCACGATGCCCGCCAAGTTATCCCAGCTATTGCCATTCCATGACACGTTATTCCCCGCGTTGATGCTATGCGATGCGTCCGCCGCAGTGATGTTATACGTATCCCCGACTTGCACACCATTAACAGGCAAGTCAGCATATGTATCTACGCTGCCTCGATACCGGAATACCGTCGTAATATCTGATTTCTTAGCGTATGTCGCTTCAGCATTGCTTGACGTCACATACCCCGCATCGTTTTGGAAGGCAGATAATTTAGTCGGAATCGCGGGAATCGTAACGGATACCGCCGCAGATCCATCATATGTCCCCGTTGCCGCGCCCGTAAATGTAATGGCTGCTGGGTTCTTTAGCGTTGCCGGAGTACCACTCAAATCGCTATACTTACCGGATTTTGCAACCACGGCTAGGTCAGATGTTTTAGCATACGGAGTTAAATCCGTGCCACTTGCGCTAAGTGCCCCATCTGTTGCAATCGTTAGGCCAGCACCAACTTTTACGCCCCCCAGTGCCGTTGCCGAGGCCTTAGGTAACGTGTAATTGTTGGCGCCTGTCTGGATCCCCGCCAGCTTATTTTTCTCATCGGTAGAGTAGTCGTTCGTCGATAGACCTTTGCCAGATTCTTTTGATACAAATAATTTTTTAATCTGTGTTAAAAAGTAGTCTAAATTGCTTACACGGCAAATTTTATCAATAGTTGTTGCCATCTCCATCATCTCCAACTCTAAACAAATTCAAAATATCTTGATCCGTAGCATATTCAATTTCTACAGTTCGCTCAGGAATAATCCTTCCTGTTAGATTCACGCGGGATTTTAGATTCCCCATCAGATTTGATTTTGCTTTAATAACGCCAGTAAGTCTTTCCATTAGAACGTCACTTCCTCACAAATTGTAAAAGGGGTCGGGGTAATTACAGTTGCGACAAATCCGTCCGGACGGCTTAGCTGTACATCATAGTAATACGTGCCATAGGGCAGGTCTGCTGTCTCTGCCGGTTTAATGGTAATCGTCTTGTCAACCACAGCTTTTTGCAGAATTACAGCCGTGTCACTGGTACTTCTTTTGACAGTAAATAGAATTTGGTCCTCATCGGTAATCTCATACTTAGCTCTGGTATCATCAACGATATCCAGGGTAAAGCTCGCAGTGTCCCCGCGTGTCAAATAAATTTCATTGTTTTTTACCCTCAGCATGATACCACCTACTCTAAAAGCTCGACCCAAATGCCGTTATCAGCCATGGATGCCGGTTTCCCAGATGTATCAGAAACGCATAGACGGTTTAAATGTGCTGTATCGTCTGTATTATGTGCGACGGTCAAAAATCCATTGGGGTTGATGGTAGCAGACACGTTCCCCGTATTGCTCATGGTAAACTGTAACTGAAATTCTTGCTGTACGACCGTGCTTCCGCCTTCCGCTGGCATATAATCCGGATTGTCGTCTGTCATTGCCACATACATGATTTCTCCGTCGTCCGGGTCCGTCGCAAATAGTCCCAGCTCTGATATCTTGAATCCCGTTTTAACCCCGCTGTTACTGATAGTCAGCTCCAGCGTTACGGTATTCCCATTCTGCGTAATTTTATTGATGCCCAGTGTCATCTGTTCATTGATTAGTGCTGTTGCACTGTTCAACGAGCCGGTTCTTGTACCGGACCCGATAGCAACACGCGTAAACTTGAGTGTTGTCAGGCCCGCATTGATTTTTGCTTGCAATGTCGCCCCGACATCGGTCATGGTGATTTTATTCCAATTTGCCATGAATGACATCCCTCCTGAATGTGCCGACAGCGCCGGCGAAATAAATATCTTTCTGTGCTATCAGCATTTGTTTTAAATCAAACGTAATGCATGTCTGGCGAACAATGCTCATATTCGCGCCGAACTTAGCTTCTCCGGTGCATCGCCGGCTGAATTGCACATAATCCAGCCATGATCTCGTGTTTTTATAAGCATTGATCAACCTTACCATTTTATTGATCAGTGTTGCTCCATCTAATGGGGCCGTTATCAGCGTTACTCGGAAGTGATAGGGATGTCCGTCGTATTCAGGCCATTCCTGCACCACAGCTGATTGATACACCGTAGCTACGGCCCGCTGTACAGCATATTTTGTGCCTTTGAATTTATGCAGTAAAAACGATTCTTTGACTTGCTGCCTTTTTACAGACAAGTCCGAATTGTCATCGTATTCGTCGACGTGCATCTGCTCTGCCAGATGGTCAATGAGCGCTTCCGGCAGGCCATCAACGGCTGGGTAAATCAGTAACAAATCCGGATTGATATCGGACAGTGCCATATCGACGACACGGGCCAAATTCGGTACGGGGTCTTTGTTGATGGATTCCGGCAAATGTTCTGCGATTCTGTACTCCGCATCTATCATTCGTCTTCACTCCCTCCTAAGACGACGGATACCGTTTTATCCTGGGCTACTTGTACGCCTGTCAGCACGGTATAGATCGGCGCCGTGACGATGACGCGTTTTACGCCGGCGACAGCCATCACATCGGCAATCAGTCGCGACGGGTTGATGTCCCGGCCAATTTTAGATTTCTGCCACAGCCGATAGTTATCCACGGCTGTCATTACGGCGTCTTTGATAGTAGATTCCGCAGTGCCGACGTCGGTATAGTAGGTCAGGGTAATGTCATAGGATACCGCATCCGGTGCGACGACCGATACGTTATCGGTCAGTGGACGTACTTTATCCGCAGACACTACCGTTTTTACCGCGTCCAGTAATTCCTGCTCCGGCAATGTCCCGCCTGTCATGAGCGGCCGTATTTCAACGGCCCCGGCGCTGGGACTGGTTACGGCGACATCGATGATGCCGCTATTGGCTGATTTCGTCCAATACTCGTAAGCCCCTGTCGGCCCGGCCGTGGCAAAGCGTTCCGGCGCTTCGTGGATGCGTTCTCGATAGTCGTCATCTGACTCTTCATCGGCGCCGCCTGCGCTGGTTGTCGTATTGACGATGGAAGCCACATAGGCCACCAGGTCAACGACGGATTTGATTTCGCCAGGGAGGAACCCATTTCCGACTGTGCCGACCGTTTGACATGTTGCTTTTACCGTCGTTGTCAGGTTCCCGGCCAGGACGGCCGCATCTTCGTTAGTTGCGAAATAAATACCGCTGTCTGTCGTTACACGCGTTCCGGCTTTTACGATGGTTTCCTGTTCGCGTTTAGCTGCCAACGTAATCAGCAGCGTTGTCGTTGCGGCCGATGCCGGTATTCGCGTCGTGTCGGAAAAAGCGCCGAGGTTGTCCAGGTTTGCACTGGACGCATATTTCAGCAAATTCTGTTTGCCGATGTAATTTTGATTATTTACAAGACGGACAATCGCTTCGGATACGACCAGCAAGAACAGTCGTACCGGATCGCCTTGGGCTAAGGTCCGGCCAGTTATGCTGGTATAGTCGTTAAAGACGGCGGCTTTGATTTTCTCCGCGTCCCCGTCTACGAATTCGATGTCTGGTAAATCAGCTAGTTTCATTAATTTTCACCGTCACTTTCGGCGTAAGTCGTCCTTTTATGTCGCCCGTGAATGTTATTTCCGTAATACTTACCCTTGGTTCGTAGCGCTTGATTTGAGCAAAAATTTCACTCGATAAAACCGCTTCTGCTTGTAACATGGGCTTATCTACGGCATCTCCGGAAATTCCGAACTCTCTATCGAGCGGGACGGAAAATTTCACAGTCCCTAAGATGGTCCGGACATTCTGCAATATTTCTTCGATTTTCGTTGCTGGCGCAAAATCAATTGTTTTGGCGTCTGGCATTACAACATATTCCACGGATGTCCTCCTATCTAAAGACGGTCAGTATCCCGTTGGCAATGCTACCGTAAAGGTTCAGTTTCGATTTTTCTTCCTGGTAGTTGCTATCATCGTATTCGACAAGCTTGACGTTTACTTTGGCCCAAATTAATGCCCCAACAGAGCTAAAAAACGTGTCCGAAACGGACATGGAGTCCAGGCGCCAGTAGTTTTGGCTGACTGGCCGCATCCCGATGATTAGCGGGAATACTGTGCCGTTTTCGCACATCTCCTTCATTGTGGCCAAGTCCTTTTTTATCGCAATGTTATGCGATGCTGTGAGGATAAGGTCAAATGTGATTGTTCGTAATTTCGGCCCGATGAACTCACTGACCGGCTTATGATAGATAATGTCATGGTCCTGCCAGCGGCTTCCCGCCTCGGTCTGATAGTTGGCCGGTGTCCTTAGATAATGCGACGATACGATGAATGGCAGACTGCCCATATATCCGATATACATAAAGCCTCCTATTCTGGCGTGCTCGTTTTACTGCCGCCTGGCGTGACACCGCCGTGTACATGCGACACGAGTGATATGCCGTTAACTACCACATCCCCGCCGGAAGCATTAATCTGCAAAGCCCCGCCGACATTGATTTTCAGGTTTCCCGGTGTGTCGATGACCCGTGTATTGGCATCAGCTCCGCCTGGGGGTGCATCGGTACTGCTGAAAAAGGTCCCCAGGACAAAACCGTCGCCCACGCCGGATCCTGAGAAATTCGGCATCTGCACACAAAGCACCTGGTCCCCAATGGCAGGCATCCAATAGTCTTTGGACTCTGAGGACCCACGCTGTAAGACAAACAAGTCATTTGTGACCTTATTGCCTTTGTCTTCCCGGCAGACGCGAACAGTGCCTGCCTGTGGGGTCAACGCACATACGGTTCCGTAGAAAATCAGATTCTCCAATGTTTTTTTAATATCCATCGAGGCACCTCCTCATTTCCAGGCTGAGTACATACCCGTTTCCAAGGCTATGCGTCGCCTTTGTGACAATATATTTTCCATCAAAAGCACCGAAATTCATGATTCGGATGACAATGCCAGCCATGAAGTGGAAGTCGCCATACATACTAAAAGATGTCGTAATTTCATCCCGGTTCTGCTCTCGCAATTTTTTCCGGGCCAGTTTGTTGGCAGCATCCACGGTATCGACTTGTTCATTCACTTCCAATGTCAGGCCCGTTTGTTTGTCTGGCGCTTCAAAATATCCCTCCACGACTTCTTTGTTCTTGCCTTGCTTGTACTTTACATGGCAGGCCCGGTAAATGTCGCGGGTCTTGGCCTTCATCGAGTAGGCCAGGAATTCCGTGAAGTTCAGCGGATTGTCCGGTGATACGTCATCATCGCTTGTCTGTTCCGAAAAAGAGGCCGTCCCTGGACGCCAGAATACAATCAACGGCTCCTGGGTTTCCTGGGCCGCTTCGTCGATGATGATGATAGTCTTGGTGGATATTTTTAGATCTAACCCGGCATCATCACATAGCTTTTTCAGAAATTCCAGGTCTGATGCGTCGGACTGCTCAACATGTTCATATGATGGGTTGTTCTGCTCGCCCGGCTCGTAGTCCAGGGACATGCCATTTCGTTCGGCAATGTCATTAGCTATTTCATAAAGGCTAATATTGTCCCAAGACTGGTTCTGCTTGACGCCTCGCAAGGACGTATCCGCGATGGCATTCACCGCTTTAATCTGTACGGTCGTCGGCATCCCGTTTATTTCGATTTCATCGACTTCAAACTCGCCAACCGGAAGTTCTTTGATACCCTCGTTGACGCCGTTTTTATTCAGCGTGTACAAGGTGATATCCAATTTGGACCCCGGTTCCGGATACCACGTGTCCTGCCATAACTGAGCGCGGTCTTCCAGCGTGACCGTCATGTCGTCGACTTGCCCGGACAGGTTGTCTGTCACTTCGATGGACAGTAAATATTTCATCATATCCTCGGATATATCCTGGCTCTCTGTTTCTCCTGCCGGTGTGTAGAGTATCTGCGCATAAGCCCGTCGTCCCAAGAATGTTCCTGGTGTCAGCTCTTTTTTCCATTCATTCAGTTTCGCTTTAATGGTTTCCAGGGACATGGGCTCACCTCTTCCATGGCGGTAAAATCTTAGACGACTGGATGGTATTGATTTCCGGCACCGTTAGAACAATGCCTGCCGGAAAAACGGCTACATTTCTGTAGTCGTTATTCGCTTCCAGCAGTTCATTCATATAGAGCTCATTGCCGAAAATCTTGTATGCGATGGCATCCCACATGTCGCCCTGGACCGTCGTGTACTTATTCATAGCTCAACCGCCTCCGTCCTGCCGATACCTTGTCCAGCATCTTAGGCAGTTCCTGTTGAAATTGCCGTGCCTGTTCTTCCAGGGCCTGCCGTACCGCACTGGCTACATCACCGCCGCCTTGGACGTTGATTGTCGGCCGGAAGTCCAGTGTGATACTACTGTTGCTGTAAACAGGTGCTTTGGCCGTTCCTGTGCTCATCCGCTGCGGTGTTCTGGGCATGACCCCTAATGCCGTACCGGCCTGCTGCCATAATGAGATAGCCCGTGCCGACCCGTCCAATGGGATAGCTGCTTCTGCCGAGTCTTCCGCAAATGTTGTCAGGAAGGCCCCACGCTGATAAATGCCACCTCTGGCGTTTTCGCTGACGTCATCACCGCTGCTGGTTGCTTCACTGATTGTACGGGTTATGTTTTGTGCAATGTTGATAGCCGTATCAATCGGATGCGACAAGGCATTAACTAAGCTGCTCCACTTGTCCATCGCCCAGTCTACGGCCTGGCCAATGGCATCTATGACACTGCTGGCAAAACTTTGTACTGCCGCTACAGCACTATCCCAAGCACCGGAAATATAATCTACCAATGCAGAGATGATGCCTTCTATGACGCTGGCTGCACCCGATACAAAGCTGGAAATAGCATCCCATACAGCCGACGCGATGGCCAGACAGCCATTCCATACCCCGGTGAAGAAGGCGCCAAAGGCGGATATGATGTCCATGATGACCGATACGGCCATCGTCGCTACGGTCATGATGCCGCTCCAGACGGCTGTGGCAATCGTGACCAGGCCATTCCATACCCCGGCGAAGAAAGCGGCCAGGGCTGAAAACAGACTCATGCCAAAGGATACGATATTGTTCCAAATCGCAATGACGGCGGCCCGGAATTGTTCGTTTGTATTCCAGAAATAAATAATGGCGGCGACCACGGCGATGATGACGGCCACGATGGCGATAATAGGATTGGCCATGAGAGCCATTGCTAACGCTCTGGCTCCTGTTGCCGCAAGACGAAAGGCTGCCCCTAATCCATTCAATCCGGCATGGAAAAGTTTGGATGCCGTTGCGGCCCCACGCAATACGGTTTCCCCATTCTTGTTTACTGTAAAGAACATATCAGCCGTTTCTTTAAGCATCCTAAAACCGGCTCTGATGGCTAAAATAGACCTGGCAGCCAATAAGACGCCGGCAAAGCTGGCGGCCAGGGCAACCATAGTTTGTATCAATACTTGATGTTCTTTGGCCCAATTGGCAAAAGCAACGACGACAGGAACGATACTCCGTAAGATGCTGTTAATGGCTGGCAATAATGCAGAGCCGATTTCAATGGCTACGGCTGTCATACTATTTTTGAACAGATACATTTGATTGGCCGTTGTTTCACATCGGGCTGCATATTCAGCATCCACAGATCCTCCATATTTCGTAGCATCACTAACCTTATTGAAATTATCTTCCAATAGATTTAGTTTTGATAATAACGGCGAAATAGCACCAATAGACTCTTCCCCAAATAAATCTTTCAAAACGCCGGCTTGCTGATCTTTCGGCAAGGCTTGTATGGCATGAAAAACATCCAAGATGGCGCCTTTGGCATCGGTTTGCATCCGCTTGGCCATATCTGCCGCATCAAATCCCAACTGTTGGAAGGCGGCGGCCTGGCTTTTTGTAGCTTTTTCCCCGATTGACATACCTAAAATCAAATTTTTAATACCAGTTGCAGCCACATCAGATTTGGTTCCTGTTTGTATCATAGTAGCCCCAAGTGCAGCAATTTCGCCGGATGCGACCCCGCCGATTTCTCCGAGTGGCCCAATGCGAGTTACAACGTCGGAAATCAACGGTGCCGAGGCGGCTGTTGTATTTCCCAAGTAATTAATCTTATCTGCTAACGCGACGACTCCGTCTTGGTTTAAATCAAATGCGCTTCGCCATTTAGCCATCATGTCCCCGGCCTGGTCAGCCGTAAGGTCAAAGGCTACGCCCATCTTTACGGCATCCTGAGCAAATTCCAGCAAATCTTCTTTGGCGATACCAGCCTGCCCGCCGGCGGCCACGATTTTGGCAATCCCCGAAGCAGCCATCGGCATTTTGGTAGACAAGTCTAAGATATCCTGTCCCATTTGCTTAAACTGCTCTGGTGTATCAAAATCAACAACTTTTCTGATTTCAGCCATTTCACTTTCAAATGCCATGGCCGCTTTCGTTGCCCCCACTAACGGTGCTGCTAGGACAGCTGTTTTCATAGCAGTCCCAGATAAGTTGCTAACGGCTTGAGACCAATTGGCAGACGCCTTCTGTTTTGCGTTGATGCGGTCTGTAATAGCCTCGTACTTTTTAGCAAGCGCTATTTTCTTAACCTGTGCTTGGAGCATAGCCAATTCGGTGTCGTATTCAACGTAGCCCTTACTACTTTGTTGTTTAGCCGCCTGTTTTTGCAAGCTTGCCATTTCCCGGTTTGCCACGCGTAACTGATCCTTCATCTGCTTCGCATGAGCGACCGCTTGGGACATAGTACTCCCTACGCTACCGTCCAGTCGTCCTTTGATAGCAATGGCTAATTCCATGACACGGCTCATTTTACTGCCCTCCCTTCTTGGCCTTCTTCATTTCTTCTTCTTCCCGTTCGACTTCTTCGTTCATGACTTGAATCCACTCATAAAAATCACCGATTGGTTGTTCCAGGAACCATCCAATCGGCGTTTTCGTGTACTTCGCCAGCCTCATGGCCGATAATCTTATATTTTCTACGGCTCCTTGGGAAGCAAAAAATTCTGCGCTTTCAAGCAGGCTACCATAAAGTCCGGACCACTCAGGTTGAGGATATCATCATACTTCATTTTGGCTGCCGCCGCGGCCACGATGGCCTGGTATTCCATCGATAAGGCCGGTACGGTCATGAGTTTGTCTTTCTTTTTAGCCTGGTTCATGCAGGCCAGCAGGGCATAGCCATTCAACTTCGTAAAATCAAAATAAATTTCTGTCTGCCCGCTCGGCAGTGGTTTTGTCAGATGCAGGATGTTATCCTGGTCTACGATTTCAGCGTTGACGAGTTCGTTTTCTTTTTCTTTCATGGGAATCCTCCTAGTTCATACCAATATTGGCGCGAACCTGCTGTAACAGGTCAATACCGTTCACGATGGCTTTGTAGCCGTATTTGTCGATTTCACAGAGCGTAGCGCCGCCCATTTCAATTTTGAAGTACGTACATTCGATGACGGTTTCACTGTCCGTCTTGGACCCGGCCTTGAATTTGCCAGGGTTGTGGCTCTTTACACGGCCACGGACGGCAACGCGGTACTGTTCGTGTTCGTAGTCGTTGGCACCGCTATCCCAGTTCTGGATATCCGAATAGAGTTCCAGCGCCAAGGTGCTGCCGCCGACCAGTCGGGAACTCGTTTTCGTCGGCACTTGCCAGGTCATCTTTAATTCCAAGGAATCAAAATGGCCAGCGATTGGCGCTTCGATTTTACCAGCGACGCCGATACCTTCAATATCTTCTGTCAGCGATTTCAAATCCGGCAATTCAACTTCGTTGACGCCGATTAAATCGTCAGCGCCGTCGATATAAGCCCGCATATCATTGATGACTTCCGGGATTTTATTTACTGCCATGAGTTTCCCTCCTTACGAGAATAATGCTTCAAAATTCGATACGTCATACTCAAATGTATCTTCAATGTCCTGTGCCGGGACAGGCGGCGTCAGCTTCGTGTGAATCCGGAAGATGCCGGCCAGTAAATCAGTCGTCGGGTTTTCATCAGCCAGGAACTGGACACTGGCCCCTAAGAGGTATCCTCGTGACGTCAGCCCATTCAACCTCACCTGTTCGCTGTCTACCAGCGTTTTTACCAGTCTCGGAGTGATTGGCTGGTCTGTCTTCTGCCAGTTCGTTAAAATGAAGGTGACATACTGCCAGTTGAACATGCGCCGGACACAGATGAACATATCTTTGACATCTGTCGTGCCTGGATAAGCACCGGTAAAGTTCCCCCATGACTTCCAGCCGCCGGAGAAATTCAAGCCCGTAACGATGCCCTGTTCATTCAGCAAATTGGCCTGTGTCAGATTGAGATTTACTTCACTGCCATCTTTCAGGCACAGCCCTGTCGCCTGTAATGTCTGGTTGGACGGTGACTGATACGGGACGTCATCGTTATTGCCGTCGGTAACGCCGATGATGCCCATGATATGGGTCGATAAGTGGAAAACCATATCGCCATTTTTGGCACACGGCCAGCAGACAATTTGGTTGTTTCCTGTATAATTATTGCCGTTTTTCCACATGTTGACGTCGGCGTATTTTTTGACCTGTTCCGTATTGATGTCTACCAGTGCCATGCAAGGGAACAATCCGTCTATTTTAGCCGCTTTGGCTTTCATGACAGCGGCAATGGCCGGCTTTTCAGACCATCCCGGTGCTGCCAACAGGCCCGGAACTTTGCCAATCTGGAAATAAATATCGTCGACGAGTTCCAGCCCTTTGTTTTTGCCATCCGTAGACATGCCGCCGATGATATCGTCATCTTTGACAGCCGTCGGATCTAATTTGTCATAAGCAACATAGATGCTCGATACGGAGGCCAGGGCACCATCATCCAAGAGGGTAATGATGAGCTGACCATCATCGTCGTATGCCGCCGTATAGTCCTTATCCAAGGTAGCTGCGGACCCGTCTGCACTGCCCTTGACTGTCAGCGTATGCAATAAGACTGGATCCGTAAGGATGACCTGTTTCTTCGTAACTGTCTTGGCTGTGTCCGAAACGGATACTTTATGTTTGGCTGGGTCCAATACATTGACAAATACAATTGGTTTTACATTGTACAGTTTAAATTCGGTATACATCGCTTCGCAGAGCGTGTACTTATCCCAGTCGGGATGATACCCCAAATTCTGCGTCGCTTCCTTCCAGCTGTAGCAGATGACGGGTTTATTGACATAGGCCGTCGGGTCTTCTGTCAGATGGACAGGCGCCGTCCCGAAGACAACCGGCAAGCCGGAATCAGTGGCGACAGTCGCCACAATCGAAGTCGGGACTTCGCTTGCTTTTACGCCGTGGAAAAATGCCATTTTATTTACCTCCGTGTAATGCCATGGCCCGTTTATACATGATGTTTCTCAACGAGCCTGTAGATTTAACTTCTTTTTGTGCCGCATCCAATTCGCCCGCTGTGACGAACAGATGCTTATATACCGGGTCGTCCTTATATTTTGCAGGAATCCCGTCTGCGAAAATCTGATTCGTGTGGATTTCCGTGTCTTTATAGGCTGGGCCGACGTAGATGACTGGCCCGCTGTTTTCACTCATCGTATCTGCCTCCTAAAACCTCCCAATGAGTTTGACGTGGCTGCGGAATGAATACGTCGAACTCAATAACACCTACCCATTGTGGGAACGGCTGGTCATCGGGAATCGTCGTCTTGATATTCCCGTCATCTATATCAATGAACCATTTCTTGGCAATGGGATTGTTGGCCAGCAGGTGATAGCGGATGAATTCGAGGAAATGGAACAACATATGAGCTCCATAGGTCATATCTTCATCGTAAATGGTCGCGTAGATGACGATAGACGTAACGGACTTATCCCGATCGTCTATCGTAGCTTCTGGCCGTACCACGACGGCCGGACAAAGTTTCTTTTGGTCTGCCCGGTTATTCGCCCGGGGCAGGAATCCGGCATATACATTTACATCCGTATCGACACTCGAAAAGATATTTTCTGGCCGGCCTTCACAATATTCCTGGTAAGCCGTGAATTTTTCTTTCAAGAATTCCGCGATACCTTCCGCGCATTCCAATGGGGTCATCGCATCACTTCCCTAGTCTGTATTCGATTTCATGTTCCAATCGTTCTTCAAAGACGTCACTGCCACGATCCATCATGACGCTCAGGACATCGGGATTGCCGAATAACTGCGGCACGGCCGGCCCATAGATACCTTTCAGCGGGTATCTTTCCTTGCCCTTACGGGCGACGAATGCCCCGCCCAGGCTAAAGCCGCGGGGGACATGCGTCATTTTCCCGCGCTTTACGGATACGAAGACGCCGTCCCGCCGCTTCTTGGCCTGATATTTATGGATTGCCTCGGGCGCCCCTTTGACAAGGATGGTAGCGCCGTCTTCATCGGCACGTATCTGTGCCTTCGCTTTCAAGTCCCCGGCCTTCATGGTATAAATGCTTCGGATTTCCTTTGTCCCTGCCGTCCTGGCGGCTGTGGCCGCCCGCTTTCCGGCAGCTACAGCCGCCCTGGCGATTTCTTTATCGCTCAGAGAGGACAAGGCGTCCATAAGCTTTTTGTCACCTTGAATGTCGATTTCTACGCTCATAGGCCCTCCTAGTGATTCTTGTGCAGGGTCATCGTCAAGATACCCATGTCGTCGATGACATTATCTACCAGGCAGTAATCGCCATCGACAGTAAAACTTTCTCCTTCCGCTGGGACTTCTCCGTAATCGTCTTTAGCGATATGAATGATGATGACCTGGCCATGGGTGCTCTCGAAGCCGGAATAGATTTCCTGTGTCTGGAACATAACGTCTTCTTTGGGACTCTGCACGATGCATGTATACTTCTTGCCATTCAGCTCATGTGTTTCGGCAAATTCATCAGCATTGAGAAAAGCCGGAATGTCCGAAGCTACCATTTCTTTGAACGTGCTCATTTTTGGACGGCTGCGGCGGCATCGGCCTGGGGCAGTTCCATCCCCGGTTCGTCTGCCGGCGATTCTTCCGTCTCTGGCTCATTAGCCGGGGCCACTTTGTCCCCAACCAAGGCAACAACTTGTTCATCGGCCCGTTCCATGAGTTTTTCCGCTTCATCGTCCGGCAACTCGAACGAGTCGCCAGTCCGATATAAGTGCTTGCCCATGGAAACGCAGCCGTATGTAACGACTAACTTCATGGTCCTCCCTCCTATTTCGCTTTGATGACGGCCCAATCGTCGACAAACTGCGGAGCCAGGACACAACGGCAGTACATGTAGAAGCTCAATACCTGCGTATCCTTGTTGCCGTTATAGTACGGCACATACGGTGCAACGAAGGTTTCGTAGGCCGTGCCAGCATCATTGAGCAGGGTGCAGGCGCCGTGGAGCTGACTGCCGCGGCCTGGAATGGCGATGATGGCCGTATCGGGGTCGATGAAATACTGCGATTTCCCGGCATCGTCGGTGTACGTTTCTGCATAGGTATAGACGTCGAGGTTCAGCGATTTAATGCGCCCGACGTGAGTAATCTGCGGGCTGATAATCTGCGGCTGGAAGCCCATGAGGGACAGATTGTCCGCCGTCGGAACCATCATCCATTTCATGATCTGGTCATTGCTCAGCAAATAATCTGCGATATTTTTCCCACAAATCATCATGGTCGGGACGATACCGGCGTCTTCCTGGATGAGTTCCGAAGCGTTCTTGATGTCGCTGTAAATCGTCGCGCCGGCTTTATCCCAGGTTGTCGTCGGCGTGACTTTATGGTCAAAGTCAAACGCAATGGTGTCAATCAACACCGTCTTGCCGTCATCGGCATAACCTTCGATGTCGCATTTACCAGTCTGCAAGATATCCGCCGCCATCTTCGCTTTACGGTTGATGATTGCGTTCTGCAAATCCACCATATCTTCAGCCTGCTTGATGGCTGCGCGCTGGGCCGGTGTCGTCGTGCTGTAGATGTTTTCGCCAAAGCCGCGTTCCGATAATTCTTCCGGATCTACTACCTTACTCGGCCCCATCATCGGCGGCTGGTAGATAGCGATTTTAGAGCCCGTGTCTTTCAGGCTCGCTCCTTTTGCGCCACGAACGACAAAGGGGGCCAGCTGACGGCCACGCTTGCGGTATTCTACGGCAATTTTGGTCGTAACGGCTGTCGCCGGTACAAGCGGGAAAAAGGTATCAAGCAAAAAAGATGCCGGCGGCGTAATCCGTTCCATTGCCTGCATCAACGATACAGTATCTCTCAATTCAATAGCCATGTTCAGTTCCTCCTAATGTACAGATGTCAAGAAAATACCGGCATTTCGCAATTCTTCTTCATGGGCGTCAACCGTATCTTCGCTGGCGGCAATGAGGTATTCGCGATGGAATCGGCCGGAAACATAGACCGTCGCAACGGTGGCTTTATCATCCACGTCGCAACTCAAAATAGCATTGGCAACAGCGGCTTTAGCCGTAGCCACAGCGGCTGTCCCGGTAACGGTCATCAGCGTGCCGCGTTTCATAGCTGTCCCAGCCGTTAATGTGACGTTCTTGAGCAAAATCGGAATTTCCGGCCCGCCGATAAGCTGGTCGTGTTTAATGTCGATGACTTCTCTGATTGCCATTATTTTGCACCTCTCAATCTATTCGCTGCATTGACTACATCTTCAATGTCCTGAGCTTTCTTTATAGCTTCCTGGTTCTGCGGCATGCCTGTTTTCGGCACTGGCGTTACCTGTTCAGATCCGGACTGCATCTGTTCCATAATCATGGTGCGTACGCTTGCTAGTGCCTGGTCACTCGGCGACTGTACGCCGGCGACGGCTTCGATATAGGGAGCTACATCATCCGCTGTCCGACCGTCGCTGATAGCCCGGTCAATCATGGCATCGGTGTATACGTTCCCGTTTTTCAGTGCCTTCAATTCAGCAATTCGCTTCGATTCATCCGCATCCTTGTTCGCGTTCTGCGGGTTCAACCCCAATAAGGCTGCCAGTTTGCTGGCTAAGGTTTTATCATCCATATTTTTTTCTCCTTTGTTGATGATCTTTTCAAGCTGTGCCCGGTTCTTCATGTGACACGGGCAGGAAATATTATTGACAATCAGCATATTGTCATTCAGGCTGGCCGTGACCTGATAGTCTTCGTCGATGGCGTCGATGAAACCATTTTCCAGGGCCTGGTCGGCCGTCATCCACGTTTCATCGTCCATCATCTGTGCCAATTCATCCGTTGTCTTATGGCATCGTTCCGCATAGACGTTCAAAATCGTTTCTTTCGTCGATGCCAGCGCTTTCTGTAATTTGGCCAGGCCCTGTTCATCATAGCCGCCGATGAGAAAGGAGGCCGGGTTGTGAATCATGTACAGTGCATTCCTCGGCATTTCTACGCTGTCTCCCGCACAAGCGATGATAGTGGCCGCGCTGGCACACATCCCGTCGATGTGCATGGTCTTCTTGCCGCTGTAGCCTTTGAGCATCGTATAAATGGCTTGGGCCGCGAACACGTCGCCACCGGGACTGTTGATGCGTACAGTCAGATTCTTGCCGCCACATTCTTTTAAATCGTCGTTGAACTGGCGCGGCGTAACGTCATCGTCGTACCATGACTGCGACGCGATGGCGCCATACAGCAGCAGTTCTGCGTTGTCGTCGCCCGCTTCATTGACGAAACGCCAAAATCTTTTACTCTTCATTGGTTGTCTCTCCTTTGTCGGCCAGCACTTCCGGGCTTCCGATAGTCAGACCGTATTTTTCAATCATCTTCTGTTCGTACGCCAGCTGTTCCAGATTTTCTTCCAAGTCCGTGCCTGTCAGCTCAGCCGCTTCTCGTTCTCGTGTGCTCAGGCCGTATGTCGTCCGCAAGGCGCTGCCGTTGACATCTTTTACCGGGTCAAGTATCGTCATTGTCGGTCCGTACCAATCGGCGTTGCACCAACATTTCCGAATCAATGGATCCGTGAAGAATCCCGGGGCTTTGACGCGCCCGATGGCAATGGCTTCGGCCAGCCACATTTCATAGACAGGCTGGCAAAAATCGCGGGCGAACCAAATGCGCCGGCGCTTATATTCTTCCCACGCCTGTAGCATGGCGGCACGGGAGGCCGAATAGGATGACGTGAAATGCTTCATCAGGACTTCGTAAGGCTGGCCGATGGCGCTGCCGACCATTTCCAAGAGCTTCGTCGTGAAGGCGTCGAACGTTGACATGCTGCGCGACGCATCAACGCTTTTGACATCGACGCCACGAGGAAGGGCATTGATGGTCCCAGGCCCTAATGCGTATTCGTCCGGGTCGATGACGGGGCCGCCCTGGGGGTCAATGGTCTTGCCGATGAAGTCATTCAGCGTGCCGCCAGATGTCTGGGACTCTGTGAAAAACAGCGAGAAAAAGGACTTGACAATGGCAGCTGTCAGCTCGGCCGTCGCATAACGGCTGACTTGTTTCAGCGTCTCAATGACAGGGGATAAATACGGCGCTCCCCGATATTGTTCCGGCCGCTGGTCATTGCTGGTCTGTATGATGTTTGGCATGCCGCAAATGTCGCCCCATGCTTTGACGCGGGTCCAGGTGGCAATCGTCCCTATGTCTACCGGGTCGCCAGGTACTTTGTTCGATACCCAATAGGCGGCGACGGCTCCATCCGGGTCGATTTCTACACCGGATATGATTTTGTTCCCCGGTGTGGGCGCCGTCATTTCTACGGCATACGGCCCGGTAATGCCATAGTAGTCCCGGCCATAGGGATTGCTTACCCGGTTGCCTTCCAAGAGTTGCAGGCGCAAGCTGTACGGCATATCCGCTGTCGGTGGCCGGCGCTTGAACAGGCAAAAGGCATCGCCATCCACGAGATAACCCGTGTAGTTGATGTCCTGCATGTCGTAAAAATTATTGCGCCTCGTCAAATCGCACTGTGTCGAGTTGGCCCACAGGTCGAATTCCTGGGCTACATGGCGTGACCATTCCCGGGACTCATCAGCCGTCATCCCTAACAGCTTGTACTTGGGGCGCGGAAACAGATGCAACCCCGCCCCGATGGTGTGCAGTGAACTGGTCATGATCGCCGCTGCCCCGATGGGCGTATTGATGGACTGGTCGGCGCTGCGGTTGCGCAACGTATACAGATTGGCGTTTACGTCTGATTTTGCGGAATATTTTCGCGGATTGTAGGCTTTTAGAATATTGCTTTCGTGCGAAGCCCCGCCGTTTGAATAACCGCTGTTCTGGATTGTCGGCGTCCGCGCCTTTTGTCGTGACCGTTTATTTCGTTTTGCCATGGTCGGCCCCCCCTTAATCGAAAAATACAATGCGCTTCCCGCGCCCTTTCCCTGGCGTTTCGCTGTCATCCAGCGTCGCCCCGCTGGCGATCAGGTTGTCGATGGCGACGCGGATACTGGACAAATCCGCCCTTGTCAGGGTCCGGTTCCCGATGGTATACGACTGTCCCATCAAAACGGCCTTCTCGGCTTCTACATACCGGGCCAGTCGTTCATTTTGCAGTTTACTCATGGTTCCTCCTACCAAATGTTCGTCTGTTTGCTGACCCGTCTTTTCCTTGCGGGCTTAGGTGGTTCTTTTCTGACAACCGCTTCCTGCGCCGGCTGTTTCATGATAGTTTGCAGTTCATCCCATTGCGGATTGACCGACAACATGCATCCCAGGTTGTAGACTCGAAGATCCAGAGGTTCGTTTCGGACACCTTTTGTTGGCTGCCATATCTCTCGAATGCTGCCATATCGTCTTATCTTTACCTTTCGTTCAGACATAATTCCTTTGAAGTAGATTTCATCATATCCCCTATTTTGCAAGCCTTCTTGGTCTTCATCCAATGGAAAATGCATATATTGTGCTCCTGGTGATTTAATGGCCAGGCGGTTCATGACCTGCTGTTTGCCATCGTCGACACCGAGGATGACCAGTGGTATCGTCGTCCCCGATGCCTTCCCGATTTTGTAGTTCAGCGGAATTCCTGGGCGATTGCTATATCCTTTGATGGCAAATCGCTGTTTAATGAAATTTTTTTCGCAATAGCGATAAACATGACCGGTATAATGACCGCCAGAGTCGATGAAAGTCCGGACGATTTTCAACCCGGTCCCGTTTTTAAACCGGTATACATGTTCAAGTATTTTATCTAGTTCACTCCATGTTGATTCCCAATCTGGTTGCCCTAAGATAATTCCCTTGCGGATTCCCCACGACTCTTCACCGGCTCCCCAGCCGCATACTTCATACTCCAACCGGTTGTCCTGGGTGTCGACGGCTGCCGTCAATAACAGCACGCCATCGGGCAATTCTGCTCCATATGCTTCCCGGCGTCTAAGAAAGATTTTTTCATCCTCGAAAGCGCCTTGTTCATGATAACTTTCTCCAAAACGGGTATTAACAACAACCATTTCCCGCTCTGGATTTCCCTTGGCTTCCATCCACTCCCGCATAATATCATTCCAGCCAATCCAAGGAGAGGTAAAGGCATTAATAAAAAAAGAGCGTATCCCATTAAACAATGCTTTGGGATTTCGGGCCACATACATCTGTTTCGCATTTCTCATTTGTTGTTCTGTAAACTCAAATCCACAATCAGGGCATCGCCATTTTACGCCATGAACAATTACCTGACGGCGCCCGCTTTTATCACGATGTTCCTCCGCATCTGTTATCATATCCAAATAACTAATCAAGTGCCATTCGCCACAATTAGGGCATTGATGCTGCCATTCTTCTTGCGTGCCTGCATTGTATTCAATTTCAATCCGGCTATCGCCCTCTATAGTTGGTGTACTAAACAAACCCATGACATAATTCCAGAATGTCGTCATACGCTTACTAGCAAGATCCACCGGATCGCCTTCATTTCCAGCTGATTCAGGAAAACGGTCCACTTCATCAGCCAACAGAATCCGTACCGGCCGGCTGGCCAGTCCGGCTGGGCTGTTAGCTCCACACATGACCAGTCGGCCGCCTGGGAAGAATTTCGACAGAATCGTGTTGTTTCCGTCCCTGGTTTTGGCCGTCTTGTCCCCGGCCCGCTTCACATCGTAGAACAACGAACTCAATACGGGCGTGTCGCGTATCATGGGAGCAATACGTGATTTGGAATAATCCTGGGCCATGTCTACTGTCGGCTGTATCATCATGATGGAAGCCGGGTCCAGGTGGGCAAAGCGGCCGATGACGTTGTTCATAATGTCTGATTTGCCAATCTGCGCCGCCGACTTGACGACGACGCGATGTACGCCGGGTTCTGTGAAGGCATCCATGATGGCCCGTTGATACTCGGCCCGTTCCGTCCGCCATTTGCCAGGCTCTGACGAAACACCAGCCGACAAATAGCGATACGTATCAGCCCATTCGCTTACAGACGTCTTCGGCAGCGGTTTCAAGCCGTGCCGGGAAATATATTGCCACAATTCTTTCGCTGACTTCATGGCTCGTCCTCCTCTTCTACTTCTTCATCGGTGAAGAGATCCGGGCTATATTCACTCAGCTCAGATAGCTTTTCTTCCAATTCTTTCGTCAATCTGGCGTAAATTTCTTCTTTATTTTTTCCTTCCAGCTGTGGCGCCAGTTTTGTCGGCAGTCCCAACAGCTGCGTCCTCAAGTTAGACAACATTTCCGTCATGACTAATTCGACCGTTTTGGCACTGTATACACGGTGTTCCATTTTAGCCAGGCGCAATTCAGCGATTTCCCGCTTCGTCTTTTCATGCCGGGCCTTTTCGGTCATATAGTCGATGTCTTCATCGCCACCGCTTCCTTTGGTGGCGTCTTTGTAATTGAGGATGGATTGTACCAAAAAGACGCCGCCACTCTTGTCTTTTTCATCGCGAATGACGACGCCTTCCTGGATTAACTGAGAGATTCTAGGAGGGGTTAAGCCGATTGCGTCGGCCAGCGAACGCTGAGTAACCGTGATTTCACGGGCTTTCCCGCGTACTTTCATGACGCCCTCCCTCCTCTCTGACTTAACATTTTGATTTGTTTATGCGAACGCGTGAGCTATATAAATAAATCATATCCCGCTTCACATAAAACCATTTGAAAATATAAATTAAGGGCTGAATTTTACTAAAATCTAGATTTTTTTTGGGCTCGCCTCGGTGAGCGCAAGGCTTTTGTTAACCCAAAAGAACCTAGTCGAAAAAAATCCAGAAATAAAAATTTCCGGACTCATCGAATCAAAAATCTTATTTTCCTCAAGTTGACCAGAAACCTTCGCAAAACCTTTCTGTTTTGTATCCAGCGTCACCAATACACACAGCATACAGGTAAGGTGCATCCTGTGCATCGACCCATGGCGTATGGCCGCTGTCCGGGTAGTACAACACCCCGTCTATGTGGACGGGGTGCTGCTCCTTGCGTGTCTATCTATTCTTGAGGGGTGAAAACAATCATGTGCTCTACGCCATTCCCATTGCTTCACATATACACTATACCACAGGTCTAACCTGAACTACCATGAACTAGCATGAACTAATTTTATTTTTTTTGAAGATTTTGTCGAATTCTTCCAGCGCCTGGGCGCGCAATCCGTTTTCCTTCCGTCGAAGCCAGCTGTCTGAGCAGATTCCTTCGCAGGCTTTTTCCCAGGTTTCGTGCCACAAATAATGCCGCTTCATTATCGCCTGCATCCGTTCGTCATCCATACATTCGACGAGCTTCTTGAATTCCCATGGGCGGTTTACGGTCTGAAGGTATTCACGTAACATTTGGTCGCGTTTGTCCAGAAATCCGATAATCCGGTCTTCCATTGCGTTCCGCCCGTTCCCGCCGCTGACTCGCGGCTTTTCATAATCAATGGCATTCAATGCCAGCAAGTCGTGTTGGATCTGACTGATTTCTTTCAGCAGCATGTTGGCTTTTTCTTCCGACTCATAGACCAGTTTGAGATACTCTGTGCTTGTCACGCTACCCCTCCCTTTAATTTCTGTGCCGGCGTTTCCGCTTCAATGTCCAGCGTCATCTGCGCCCGCTTTCCCTTGATGAATAATTCCGCTTCCTTCATAGCGCTTCGCACGGCGTTGTCCAGCTCCATCCAAGCTCTAGCATAAATCTTTTCCGTCTTGAATGTAGCGACTAATCCGTCATCGCCGTGCATCGCTCCGGCTAATACGTAATTATCGACGCTGTTGTCCCGGTTGTATTTAATTACGATGTCTTCAATCTCCCCGTCGCATACCGCGGCAAAGCAGGTGTCCGCATTGGCCATAACTTGAAAAATATTTTCCATGGCTTTATACAGCTCTGGCCGGGCCAGTTCTTTGCTTTTCAGTATATATTCCCGCGGCGCTTCTTTTTCGTTTTCGAGGTATCCGATTCGGACAACATTACTGCGCACGCAAATCTTGTGGATGATCATAACTTCACCTTGCTTTCGATAAACGTAATGTGCACCTTGAATCCGCAGATGGTTGCGATTTCTTCCAGCGCCCGCTTCAACAGCATCCGGCGTATACGATACCTGCGGTTCTTCCGCTTCTCCTGCCGCTTCTTTTCAACCCGGTTGATTGCTTTTTCCGCTGTCGGGTCTTGGTAATGTTCACTGTTCATTCGCCTCGCCTACTTTCCGAAAATCTTTTCCGACACTTCGTTCATGTCAATATCTTCCTCTACGTGCTTCTTCGGTCGTCCTGGATGTTTCTTGGGCTTGGCTGGCGTTTCCAGATTGTCCAGTATGCCGCCGCCCGTCAAAATGTCCAGAACTTTTTTTCCGGATTCGTCGTCCCCGGTAATGCTGATATGCACTTCCATCGTCTCACCTCCTATTCTTTACGTGCGCCTGCCTCCCCATAAAGAGTTCGTAAGTAGGCCACGCACTTCATTCGTATTTCTGCCGCCCTGGCCCCGTGGTGGCGCTCGTAGTGGCATCGCTCACAAAGCGTGACAGTTTTATTGATTTCATCCGACTTATAAATCCCGCACGGCTCATGGTGCATCTTTTCCCCGTCGTCGATGTAGCTCCCACAGACGATGCACTTATACCCGTCTCTTTCGTGTACGCTGTCGTTGAGCCGTTTTAGTTTGACTCCCCGGAGGCGTACTCTTTTTGTCTTTGCAATATACGTCGCTATCCCTCCTCGTCATTTTTACCGTTATATGCCAGCCCGTCAATTCATTGAATGTGCTGCTGGCTTCGATGAATTCATAGCCAGGATATAAATTTTCCCATACGTCCCGGCAGTCTGTCTGACCTGCCAATTCTTCCAGCTTACGATGCGTAAACGCCCAGTCTGTTTTCGTGACCTTCGGGTTTTCCAGATTCCGTGAACAAATATACGTGTTCTCGAATTTCTCTTTATCGCGTGCTTCCTTCATGATGTACTGACAGAGCCGCTGCATCAATTCTGCATCGTCTATCCGCAACCGGCTGGCATTGCTCAGGCCATTGCCCCAAACGTCTTCCAGCTCGTTACGGTCCAGGCCTCCGCTAATAATCAGGTGAAAATGAATATTCGTTCCCTTTCGTTCGATGGCCCCCATATACTTTGCCGAGGGAAGCCCCGCTTTTTTACGCCGACGGTTCACGCGCTTGATGAAATTGTGGAAGTCTTTCTTGGCATCCTTCACGTTGTCCCGTTTGTGCAGCGTGTCATAGGTCAATGTCAAATAAACATCGTCCCTGGTAAAATTCGTTTTTACTTTCTGGCAGAATGTTCGCAATGCCTTCTTTTTATTTCTGCGAACTTGATCCGGCGATGACAGGTTGACTTTCTTTTCTCTCATCTTCTTTCCACGTTTCCCCATATCGGTAACTTCAAACAAATCCGTTTCAAAATATCTTTTTCCGCAGAAATATTTCACATTACGAACAAACCCCATGGTCTCACTTCCTTTCCAGGTGGCACTAAATATAACGCCTACTACAAGCCCCAATGGGCCACAGGCCCATCATTTTCTTTATATACATATATATGGAAAAATGGAGACGCTCAAAATGAACGTTTCCATTGTCCCTTTTTAATTGCAGATATGGGCCAGAATATAAATAAATCCGCCCCAAAATAAAATACTGATGATAATCATGCCCCGCCATACCATGGCCCTGAGTTCATGATCTGTTACGTGCATTGTGCTTTCCATTCCTTTCGTTCTTTGCTGTTCATCCATGTCGGATAGTCCATGTGGTGAAGTTTCGCCTGTTCAATATCGAGGCCCAGCGGCGATAATGGCTTCTTGAGTTTGCGCCGGGGTGCGGGCTGTTCCTTCCCATTCCCATAGCACATCTTTTCTTTCCATTGCTTATTTGCCTGCCGTGACAGCCTCTGCTTTTCTGTATGCAAGATATTCCTTGCAATATTCCCACATTCATGGCTGCACACATATGGCGATGTGTAATGCTCCAGCGGCCGTCCACATACGATACACTTCTTTAGTTTCTTTCTCGTCTTCATGCGCCGCCACTTGGTATATTCATCTAAGATGCGATGCCGGCATGATTCGCAATACTTTCCATTTCCCTTGGCCTGGAATTCCCGGCCACAGCAAGGACAAATCATATTTCCGCCCCCTTATCCATAAATTTTTACTTCTCCGTACTTTTCTTCGCAGGCAATCAGTCCCGGATATACCTGCCCACATTCAACGGCCATGCATTTCATAAATTCTTCAATCCCCGGCTCTCCTTCACGGATACAGCCGGCATAGAATTTGATTTTCTGCTGAATGGCTTTGAGACGCTGCGCCCCGAAGCCAAACAATTCATGAATCGCCAGGAACAGGTGAATGTAAGACGCTTCGACGCTGGCCATCGCCGACGTCCGTTGATAGCGTCCACTCAATCCCACTCCGGATATGATCCAGTTAATGAAGTCCCGTTCCAGCCGTTCGCTGACCCCTAATTTTTCCATTTTCTGCCTCATCGCAATGAAGGCCGTCCCCTGGAATGTAGGATCTTCTTTTATTTCCTGCCGGTTATATTCATTGCATTTCATTTTGATTCGTTCCAGCCGTTTTTGGCCGAAGCCATAGTCATCATGAAGGGCCATGAATACGAGTGTTGCCGTTGTCGTTTCGCCGGCATTGCTTCCGATTTCTAAATTTCTTTTCTTACTTTTCTGCATGTCCTCTCACCGCCTTCATCTTATCAACCAGCTCCTGCAGGTAGTCCAACTGCTTATACATATTGCTGGCGGCCCACTGCATGTTGTGTATCATTTGTGTCTGGGTGTACGAGCCATTCTTTTCCAGTTCTACATAATTATCTATAAGCCGATGTTTATCCATGATATCTCTCATGACCTTCTTATATTCTTTTTGCAGTTCCATGTATTCTTCCGATGTGATAGGCTTATCTTTTGTTGATGTTTCTTTCTGGTCCGCTTCTTCTGGAGTTTCTTCGATGTCTTCCGCTTCATCATCGGCGGAAATAGCTTCCGGATCTTCTTCGTTCGTTTCCGGTCTTTCTTCCTGCACGGCTGCTTCTTCTTGTACAGCTGCTTCCTGGGCCGGCGTTTCTTCTGGCACCGGATTGATGAAATCTTCAATAGATTTCAATGTGATTTCATCGTCATCCATATGCTGTTCATAGAAATCTTTCTGCCGGTCCGGCGTTAATTTAGATAATTCATAGGCCGCCGAAATGCCAAGTTTTCCCGATTTCATCCAATCTGCGTAATATTTCCTCAGGTTGTTGGAAATAGCTGAATATCGGGCAATATTTGTCGTGCTCTCATGCAGTGTTTTGGCAATCGCGTCGCGCTTGCGGCCGTTGATTTGATTCGTCATGACGCCGTATTTGAACAGGCTGTTGAGCTGTTTGTATTGCTCGACCCGTTCCCAGGCAGTCAAGTCCCGGGACGTGCTGTTCGTATCGATAAGCAGCAGTTGATTTCCGTAGTGGTCCGTAGAAATTTCGCAGGGTACGGTATCGGGAATCCCGACGGTCTGCTCTTTCAGCAGCTCTTTGACGGCCTTGCACCGGCGATGACCGGATACAATCATGTACCGTCCGTCTTTCATCGGTTCGACAATCAAGTTCTGGCGGACGCCGCCGGCGGCAATGATCGAGTTCTTCAATTCTTCTACATCGCCGACGATATAGAAGTTATCCGGGTTCTCTACGAGCAGATTGACCGGAATTTGTTTAATAGTTCGGTCCTTGTCCTTGTTGACGAGGCCCATGTTTTCCATTAAGCTCATTCTTTCACCTTCTTTATGATTTCATTGGCTAATTTTCTATATTGCCATGCTGGTTTGAGTGTCATACCGAGTTCGGCCAGCGGCTTGCACATCAATGTACTGTCTATGATCCAGCGGCTCCGGCTGATTTTCGTATCGAAGACAGGGAAGCTGGCTCTTAGCAGTCCTTCCGCTTCATCGCTCAGCGTCGTCCGTTCGTCATGCGTGATGAGCACGCCCAACAGTTGGAGAGCCGGATTGATTTGCATGACGTCCTGAAGCTGTGTGTCGAGTTCCACCAGTCCCTGGCTGGAAAAGGCGTCCAGCCGCACTGGTATGACGATAAAGTCCGCGATGCTCAGCGCGTTAATGGTCAGCATGTTCAGTGCCGGCGGGCAGTCGATAAGGACAATGTCATATCCGCTGCCAATGTCGGCCAGAGCATCGACGGTCTTGCTTTCGTAATAACTGCGTTCCAATTCATACAAATCCATATTTCCCGGCATGAGCGACAGAAACGGCCAGTCCGTACCGATGATTTCTTTTTCCCGCATCCCACACGGGGCTGACTGGTCGTACCGTTTGTAGAACTGCGTCAGATTCCCTTGCGGGTCACAGTCAATCATGAGTACTTGCGGTGCCTGGCCGCGATGGCTTCCAGGCACGTGATGCGTCCGTTGTGTAGCATAAAGGTGGGCCAGGTTCGCCGTCGTTACCGTCTTACCGACGCCCCCTTTTAGGTTGTAAATAGCGATTTTCATGTGGTTTCTTCCTCTCTGAATAGCGGCAACTCCATAACATCTTCCCCATGAACCACGGACAATCTTCGCAGTGGTCCTGGCAGATGTCCCTTTTGTATTTGCGGCAATAGATCCAACTGTGCGTTGGCTGGCCGCATAGTGGACAGTCCATTAGTATACTGTCCCTTTAACGATGTTGTAATGAGCGCAATGCCCGTCCTGCCATCGGATGCAGGGAAAGCCATCTTTGTAATATATTTCCTCGGCGTACCCGTGCCAGTGTCCGGCATGGATTTCTTTTGCTGCCAGCTTGATGGCCTCCCGGGCGATGTCTTGATGGACGTTACGGTTCTGCATCCGCCGGAACCACTTGCTTTCATCCTGTTTTTTCATGGCTATTCCCTCATTTCACAGGCGTATTTCTTTTTGATTTCGTTGAGGATATCGACGTATAACATCATCCAACGTTTTTCATCCAGTTCATCACCGAATCCGTGTTGATTTTCGATATCCTGCTGCATAATCATCAACGTGTCCAGGCTCAGTGCCGGCAACACCTTCTTGATATAGTCGGTGACATCGTAGATGATGTGCGTCCGCCGTCCCAAGGCATAGCGCATAGCACAGCAGAGTATTTTTTCATAGGCTTCGTCAACCGGCATAATATTCACGTTATTTTCCCCTCCTTGGCGTCGACGCAATCGGCGCCCAATACTGGACCTCTTGCATTGTGACAAGGCGGATTTCCCCGTCTACAATCCAATGATCCATGCAGAACGTGCCTATTGCAACAAATTCCCAGTCTGTGCCTACATTCATTGCGACAAGTACCCTGCGATGCGGGGCCGGTAATTCGTAGCGTGTGTCTACCCATTTCATCAAGCATGCCTCCTTTTCTTCCTTTTGTGCCAAGCTGGCAATGCTTCTATGGCCTCCAGTTTTTCGGCTACTTCGCTGTCATCTAAGTAGCCCAAGGTTCCTCCTGTTTCGGCCGTTACAGGGTTGTCGTAATCAATTTCCCCGTCTTTCAATACGGCCAGTTCCCACAATCCTTGTTCTCCGCCGTATGTATATCCTCCGCCTTGGATGACGCTGGCCGTATAGCCATTGGCAAAATGGAACCAATAGTGCACTACATCTACAGCGCCAAAACAGAAGCCGACAATGTGTTCTGTTTCTTCTTCATCGGGTTTAAACCTTCCGAATTTCATGATCTTCGCCTGCCTTTCAAAAATTAATGACTAACCGCTGCCCTGGGCGGATGTCGTCATTACTATTGATATCGTTATTCACGCTGATTTCATAGATGACTTCACGGATATCCATACCGCGTTCATCCGCGATGGGCCTGGCGATTTCCCACAGTGTTTCTCCCTGGTCCACGATGTGGACTCGGGCATCTTCCTGGGCTTTCACTGTTTCTCCCAGTGAATGGCCTACATACAGGCCGACACTGCAAGCCACCGCCAGGGCAAGTAAAACCCGTCCAATATGCCTTTCTCTTTTCATCGTTTTCCCTCCTGTTCACGCTAATTCGATTCCAGGAAATACGTCGTCATAGACGTTCTTCCTGGTCATACCGATACGATTAATAGCCCGTTCGCGAAGCCAGGCAATGATGCTTGTCCGTTCAAATACGTAGGTGTGCCCTTCTTTAATGCACGGTGCGCCTTCGTAGATCCATTTATCTACGATTTCCTGGCTTCTCCCTGTTACCTGTGCCAGCTCTTTTCGATTCCACGTGAGCTGGTCGCACAGCTTCATCTTTTCCATGGGTCTTCGTTCCATCTTCTTCCCTTCCTTCACTTGTCGTGCTATAATGTAGCTATCAACTTTTTTCCAAATCTTTTTTCCTTTAGAGCCGTCCGGTTGCCGCCGGGCGGTTCTTTTTTTGTGTCCGTTTCGGACACGTTAGCCAAAGTGTCAGCCCTCGTCCTGCCAATTCAAAGATCTTGTCGATGAGCGGCTGTATGGCTAAGGCTTCGTAGGCGTCGATTTTGTCGTCACAGCAGATTTTCTCCAGCTTCATCGAGTCGCTGCTGGCTTCCGCCAATGCTACATGATACTGCATGGCCCCGGCCGCTACGCCGGGAATCTTTCCGATTTTCGGCAGGATCATCCTGCCAACTGCCGATTCCTGGGACAAGTAGGAATAGCCTAGGCACGGATTGTTAAAAACCTGCATCATGGCGGCGACCATATCGTCGCCTGGAAGTATTTCCCCGCCTTCATACTTTGCGTATGTCCTGACGGACACGCTCAGCGCTTCCGCTGCCTGCTCTTGTGTAAGACCTGCACCCTTGCGGGCCCTTTTTATCTCCAAACCAAACCGCTTACTCATGTGTCATTTCTCCTCTCGTGCCACCGCCCATGCTATAATTACTTTTGAAGGGAGGTGAATATTATGGCTGACTTAAAAGATTATCTTAATCAATACGCTCCTGGCATTAATAATTTAATGCAAAATCCGTTTTACCAAGATGCTGTAATACAGCAACAAAAAAATATTTTTCAGGATAAATTGAAGTCATACAATAAAAAGCGGTTTAATCTTACGAATAAAGAAATTGATTCTTTGATTCTATCTATTGCCTCTGGCAAAAACACATATAAGGATTTTCAAGACGTAATCCCTGCGATGAATTCTCCTACAATGTGCTATTACCTGATAGACAAGCCACAGGTCGGGCCTAACCAATTTGAAACTTATAATTTAATTGGCCCCAATCTGCCTCGATCAACCTATTTTCAATTTGAGGAAGTTCCAGAAGATTTCTTTTACCTGTATGAGTTCAAACCAACTGATACTTTTATTTTGAATATCCCTGGTGAAAACAGATTGTATGAGCTTCAAAAAGAACAACATTTAGAAGAAATGGCAATTTTAAGTGAAAAAATTGCCCGTGAATCCTTAAAAGCATCTAAAGAAAGTGCCAATTACGCTAAAAAAGCATATTATGCGGCTATTATTATTGGCGTAATAGGAATACTGCTAAGTGTAAGAGAAGAATTAAGCAATTTAATTCAAGCAATCTTTTGTTTATTGCCGTAAGCTGTTCTGTTCTTTCATTAATCCTTTCAATTTCTTTCCACGTATGTCCAAGAGCCGTGCCGCTGCATGGCTCTTTTTCTTTTCCTTGCGCCATTTCGGCATCTTTACTGTCCGTTTTCGAATCTAATCCGAATCTCCTGCTCATGTACTTTCACCTCCTTCCAGATATAATGAAATTAATCCGGTTATCCCTTTTCAAATTCAAAGGTTTCCTGGGCTTTTGCCCGGATGCCTTCGACGTCCAGGCCGAAGTTTCTGCAAATGTAGGCCGCTTCTTCGGCGGCAAATTTGGCCGCGTGGGCTACGAACCGGCTTTCTTTGGTCTTCTTGTCTTTCATCTTGGCCGCTGTCCGTAACCGTGACATTTCGCATTCATATAAGTTATTTTCCAGGAACCCTTTTTCTTTTTTGTTCATTGTCATCCATCTCCTTTCAGTTACAATAAAATTAACCGTTAAAGAAAATGTTCATTCCCAAAATTTCTTTTTCTTTCTTATTCATTTTTTCTCGCTCCCTTTCTTCGTGCTATAATGAGCTCAATACACCAAATGTGGAAAGGATATGATGTAATGATTGACTTGTTATTAAATTGGCTTTGGGAAACTATTAATACTTCGTATCTTTCCCTTCTAATAGCCGTTATTTCGCTTGGATTTTCGATTATGACATACCGCCGCCAACGGAAATATCTTACTGTTGACTGGGATAATCAATACTTTGCATTGGATACTCGTTACCATGTACAAGATGCTAAAGACGTCTTCAAATCCTTTAAGTTTTCCAAAGGGATGTACTTGACAGCTACTATCGTGAATCCCTGCAATGTAAACATGGCTTATTTGGACCTACGCGCTTTTAACCCTCGAACCAACGAGAATCATATGGTCGCCACTCAAGTTTCTGTTCCATACCTGCGCGATGATCCAACAGTATTGGTATGCCCTTTCAACGACAGTTTGTTTAACAATTACTTCTTTGAGCTTCCGCCCGGAAAGCACGGCCCTTTACCAGTTGGTACTTGCACCATCCTTCATATTCTGATTGTTTTTAACCCACATGTGGATTTAAAAGATGGGGTAATGGTCAGCTTTAAATCTACGGATACATCGTTATTCCATAGAAGCAAATATTCAGATACAAACCGCAAAAAGTATCGCACCTATGAAAAACTTTTTTCATTGGAAGGCTTTGATGAGCAGTTGGCTAAACAATTACCGGTAGATCCAGACTAATATCTGTAGAGCTATCCCGAAAACTGCTAAAAGAATCCCCAAGCCAAATACAACGGCATCAATGCCATCCATCCATTCATCTTCAATTGAGCAACCGTTATCGCTTACCCATCTTGAACCGATTACAAAGTATGGCGGAATTCCCAGATACCAAGTAGTATTTTTGGTGATACGAATATAAATAATCCAATCTCTTACGACTACCGGAAGCTTACTATGTTTTACCGGGTCACCTTCAAAAAGAACTATATCTTTCTCCTCATCATTACTTGATAGCTGTAGTCTTTCCCGAAAAATTTCTTCTCCAATGCTTGTCTTTATTTCTTTCTTATCTATAGGTCTTTGTTTTTTAGTATCAAATATAAATTCACTAGCATCCCTTACTAGAGGCATTATGGATTCTGGCTTGTTTGTTTTAAAATCTTTCCTTCTTTGCGTCATTCTCTACACCTCCCTTGCATTACTCTCCCTTAACTTCTACTGATAAGTAACAGAAATTCCAGAAACGTCATGTGCTCTTTGAGCATCCCAGTGTAGTAAATCCAGTACTCGATGCCCAGGGCCGCAAATGCGAACAGCACGATGGACATAATTTTTAGCTTCATGTTCTCTCCTATGTTATTTTAAATCACGTTTAAGGGCGTAATAAATAATCTGTCGTTACTTTAAATAGTTGCGACATCTTAATTAAAGTATCAATGCGTGGCTTGTTCTCGCCACGTTCCCATTGTGATACAGTCACCCTTTTTACCCCTAAAGCGTCGGCCAATTCAGCTTGGGTTAATTTAGCCTTTTCTCGCAATTCTTTTATTTTGTTCATATCATCACCTCCCTATGTTATTTTACATCACTTGTTGTCTTTATTATATGTTATCTTAAATAACGTGTCAAGTAATATAGCTATTTTCTGTTATTTAATATCACATCTATTTATGTAATTTAAAATAACATATAATATGAGTAGAGGTGATAAATATGAACACCGGTAATCGTTTAAAACAACTTCGAGAAGCAAAAGGACTTTCACAGTCAGAAGTTGCAAAAATAATTGGCGTCGGTAGAACCACGTATCTAAAATGGGAAAGCGGCGAAAATCAACCAACTAGAAAATTAGACCAGCTGTCTCAGTTCTTCAATGTTTCCATTGACTACTTGCTAGGTAAGTCTGATGCAAAAGCTATAAAAAGCAAAGAGCAGCATGGTAAAGGTGTTAAAATTCCTGTTCTGGGTCGTGTCGTCGCTGGTGTTCCTATTGATGCCGTCCAGGAGATTCTTGATTATGAGGAAATCACGCCGGAAATGGCCGCTACTGGCGATTATTTTGCGCTCCAGGTCAAAGGGGCCTCGATGGAACCGACGCTCCGTGATGGGGATATCGTCATCGTCAAGAAACAATCCACTGTCGATAGTGGCGACATTGCCATTGTCCTTGTAAACGGTAACGATGCCACCGTCAAGGAAATAAAAGAAAGCCCGGCCGGCATCACTCTCATTGGCCATAATGCCGCCATCTATACCCCTCAATTTTATTCAAACAAAGATATCCAAAACCTTCCTATACAAATCATCGGCAAGGTCGTGGAAATGAGGCGAAAATTTTAGAAAGGACTGATTGTATGAAAAAATCAATGTTAGTAGCCGCTTCCCTTTGTGCCATGTTGGCCGCCGTTTCTGTTGGCGGATGTGGAAGTAACAACACTTCCGGATCTGGCAATAATCAGCCTAAGCAAGAACAGAAGGCTTCTGAAGCTCAAGAATACTACAACAAATTCGTGAGCATCCAAATGGGTATCTCTTATGATGAAGCTAAAGCCATTATGGGCAGTGATGGGCAACAAACTCAATCTTCAGATACAGGGAATCTGAAATCCGAATCATATAAATGGGACGGCCCAAAGGGTATCAATGTATCTTTGCATTTCCAAAATGGTGTTTTAAAGTCTAAGCAAATAATCGGTACAACATCCAAAGCTCCTAAAGGCAAGGAAGTCACGATGGATAAGTTCAACCAAATCCAAACCGGCATGTCCTATGATGATGTGAAAGGAATCTTGGGGTTTGACGGCTGTCTTTCTTCCGAAACTAAACTATTCAACAGCGATCAAAAGATATTCCATTGGCATAACCCAAAGGGTGGCTTCTTGCAGATATCTTTTAAAGATGGTGCTGTAGATAGTAAAATGCAGAGCAACCTCAAGTAACTTCCTACAATTACCTATTTGAAAATCAGCAATATGGCGGAACGGATGGAGGAGTGAGTAAATTGAAAAATGCTCGTTTAATCATTGGTATTGTTTCATTCATTTTGTTTTTCATCATTCTTTTCCAGTCCTGTGCCGCAGGATTCGTTAATTCCGTCAATGCCAGCTCTGATGCTGGTGGCAGTGTCGGCTTAGTCGTAGCCTTTATGGTCGTCATCGCCGGCATCATCGCTATCGTCTGCCGCAAAAACGCAACGGGCTCCATCGTCGCAGGCGTTGTTTATGGCCTGTCCGGTCTGTTAGGGGTCGCCAATTCGGATGTCTATAAAGACTTGTCTATTTGGGGCGGCCTGTTCATTATTTTCGCTATTTTCTACATTTTCTCTGGAATCAAACAAAAGAAAAGCGATAAAGCAAATCTGTAATCATCAAATAACTAAATAATCCGTTTCCACCATTGCTGATATATATATTTTGTTAATTGACAATTTAATATTGGAGTTATACAGGGATTTCGTTGTATAATGAAGCCAAGGAGGTGGTTGCTATGCTCAAAAATCTTTTTGACTTCAAAAAAAAATATCATGACGTAGAAACTGCCATCATTGATGATAGCCATGAAGTAAATGAGGCGATTTCTAAGTCAAAAAAGGAGTGGCATAAATGGGATCATTTGACCAAGAAAACGGTATGGATACCGAAAGAAAAATCCCCTTAATGGACATTTTATATAAGGATACCTACCGAATTGATTCATATCTAGCCCAAATCACCAATGGAACCCTGCGAGGCGTTAAATTACAAAACCACGCTTCCCAGGGTTCTTCTCGTTCTATAAAAGGCAGCATTAAGATAGCTAGTTTCAACAAAGAAAGTAAAAAGCTGAGTGATTATCTGCAAGAGCAAAATATTGACCCGCATGACCATAGTATCATTGAGTTAATTAACATCTTAGACCTGCCTATCTATGATAATTTACCCGAAAAGGCACAAGGAGCCCTTGTCCATATTCATGGTCAACTTTCTATACGTGATTTCAATGCATGTGTCGACATAGTTCCTTTCATGGCCAAGAATCGGCAATTATTCAACATAGAAAAGCAAGAAGCAACAAACGTGAATAAAATGTTCTCTGCTATAACTAAGTTTATCCCTATGAATATTGAAGCAGAGTTATCTATGCCTTCTGGCAAAATCGTTCGCGGAATCCTGAAAAGAGATGCAATGTTAGACAGCTATAAAGATATTGCGTCGATATATGGAGTAGATCTTCCTGGTGACTGGGATATCGTCGGCATATTAGATACAGGGAAACCTGCCCCTCGCCCGATGAAAGGCGAGCTTCGTACGGGATTAGACCAGCTTGCGGCTATGGCCAAGCTCCTATACGACGACCAGTCTTCTAATGGCACCATTATTCCCATATTAATTTTTAGATGCTTAGAAAAGGGCTAGTTGTCCCAGAATCGCTGAACCCAGAGGATTTGTTATATTTTATGGAGGTCATTCATGAACGAACTCAAACTTTTTGAATCACAATATATACGCTCTGTATGGAATCCAGACGAGGAACAGTGGTATTATTCTGTCATTGATGTAGTAGCGGCACTAACAGATAGTGCAAATCCCACGGACTATCTAAAGAAGATGCGCAAACGTGATACGGAACTCGGTAACTACCTAGGGACAAATTGTCCCCAGGTAACTATGGAAACGCAAACAGGAAAACATAGAAAAACACTTGCGGCCAATACAGAACAACTTTTGCGAATTATCCAATCCATCCCCTCTCCGAAGGCTGAACCTTTCAAAATCTGGTTGGCACAAACGGGCGCTGATCATCTTCTGGATCTTGCCGATGCGAAAAAACTGCAAGAAGAAATAGACACGCGGATACGGGCTCGCGATGACGTCCGCGAACATAATAAATCGCTGGCAAAGGCAGCCCAAGATGCCGGCGTTTCGACAAACCAAGAATTTGCAAGGTTCCAGAACAGCGGCTATATGGGGCTGTACGATGGAGAAACAGCAGCCGCCATTAAGCGCCGCAAAGGATTGAAGAAAAGCGAGGATATTTTAGATAATATGGGCAGCGAGGAACTGGGCGCCAACCTCTTCCGTATTACACAGGCAGAAGCCAAATTACGGCGTGAAAATATTCAGTCCAAAGAAGAAGCCAATAAAGCTCATTTCGAAGTCGGGTATACCGTCCGCAAGGCTATTGAATCATTAGGCGGAACCATGCCAGAAAACCTCCCTACTCCTGATAAAAGCATCAAGCAGATTGAACACGAAAGAAAAAATCAGCTGAAGAAAAAATAGAAGAAAGGATGAATCCTATGATTAAGAAACTTACCTTGGCTCTGGCTATGATCTGCGTATTGTCCTCAGTCGGCACAGCCTTTGCCGCCGACTACCTGGGCAATCCCCGTTCCATGAAATTCCATTACACAACCTGTCGTACCATCAAACATCCCGAAAACTTCGTACCTATCGAGTCTCGCGATGAAGCCCTTGCCGAAGGATATGTACCTTGCGGCGTATGTAAGCCGTAAAATTAAATATCTTTATGGAGGTGCTATAATGGAAACACAAACATTAAAAGTAAAAGAGATTCCATCTCATCAACAATATTGGTTTTTCCGTACAGAAGCAGGCTCATATTATCCGGATTTTTATTTTAATGATTATATTGCATATGGTTGGGATGATTTTACTAATATTGAAGATTTGAAGGAAGCGCTGCATTCTGATGAAAAGAAAACTTTATTAAAGGAAGAATTTAAAAAGAGATATCCTGATGAAAAACGCGAAGGTCTTGCTATTAACCAAATGCTCCTATTTATTGATACAATGAAAATTGGAGATATTGTGCTTATTCCATCTGCCGGCGGAGATCAATTAGCTATTGGTGTTATCAAAAGTGATGTCTATATTTATGACAATAAATCTTCGGAAGATATTGATGACATATTGGATGATGAAGAACGAGGGTATAAATCTTGCCCTTATTTGAAGCGTCGAAATATACAATGGATAAAAACAATAAAAAAAGGAAAATTAGATCCTCATCTTTACAAACTGATGTGTGCTAGAAATACTATTTCCGATGCGTCCAACTATGATATGTATATTGATAGGGATATGTATCCAATCTATTTAAAAAATGGCAAGGTATATATTTCATTACGTGTTGAACAAAAAGAAGGAATCTCTGCTTTAGATATGAGCAATCTGCTAAGTAGCTCACTATTTATTCTACACGCATTTGAAGATGAAAAAATAAAATCGGAAATTGATTCACTTGAGGTTAAAATGATGGTTGAATCTCCAGGGGTCATACAATTTATAGGTTATGCTGCCGCTACCACTATATTATTAGGATCTATTTCCCAGTTTGCATTTGGTGCAGATATTAATTTTGAAATTGCAGGACAAACATACTCCATTCATTCCAATGGTGCTGCACAGGCTTACATTGACTATAAAAAAGAAGAACATCGCCATGAAGAAACAATGGAACAAGAAAAAAATCATCATGAACTTGATATCCAAATATCAAATTTAAAAAAATCTCTGGAGCAGATGCAAGTATCTATTCCAGAGGAGTTGAAAAACTAATCATTTAATGGTTACATTGGTTATTGTCATTGTGGCAACTATAGCAACTAACACAATACAGTATTTTATTATCTTAATATTGTAAATTCGTACTTCCCATAAATTAGGCTTGAATAAAAATGGCGTTGCTAAAATCATGGAAAGAAAAGAAATAATGAAACTATAGGTAATTATTTGACCTAGCGATACATATAAGAACCTGTACATAACATCATCTCCTTTTTTTATTATAATTTGCAGAATAACGCCAGTCAACTTTTTGAACCTCTCCTGCTTGTAGAAGTAGGAGATTCTTGAGAAGGCTGCTGTTTAAGTTTCCTCCTGGAATCAGGATAGCCTTATTCTCAAAGGGCTGTCCAAAAGCCCCTTACACAGTCCCTCGAAATCGAAGTTCTGCTTACTTTGGTAGATACATTTTGCACTTCTTTTCTACCCGTCGCGATT